AGGAACCACCACAAGGTATATATTCACAAGCATTAACAAGAACAGCAGATAAAGGTGGAATTGTTTATATGACATTTACACCAGAACAAGGAATGACAGAAACAGTAGCACAATTTGTAAATAATTTAAAAGATGGTCAAGCATTATTACAAGCAACATGGGATGACGCACCTCATATGACAAAAAAAGTAAGAGAACAAATTTTAGAGGCATTACCACCACACGAAAGAAAAATGAGAGAACGAGGTATTCCTGTACTTGGTTCTGGTTTAGTATTTCCAATAGCAGAAGAAGATATATTATGTGATCCAATAGATATACCTACTCATTGGCCTAGATTATGTGGAATAGATTTTGGATGGGATCACCCAACAGCAGTAGTATGGATTACATGGGATAGAGATAATGATATTGTATATTGTTATGATTCTTATGCTATGAGGCAAGAAACAGTACCAATACACGCATCAGCTATAAATGCTAGAGGTAGATGGATTCCTGTAGTATGGCCTATGGATGGAAGACAAGCAGATAAAGGATCGGGTAAAAACCTTACAGAACAATATAAAAAAGAAAGAGTTAATATGTTAAGAGAGCATTTTAGCAATCCCCCATCACAAGGTATGAAAGAAGGTACAGGTGGTAATTCTGTTGAGGCAGGAATAATGGAAATGCTAACAAGATTTAAAACAAAGAGATTGAAAATCTTTAAAAATCAAGGTAAACTGTTAGAAGAATTGCGAATGTACCATAGAAAAGATGGTAAGATTGTTCCAAGCAATGATGATGTAATATCGGCTTTAAGATATTGTGTTATGTCATTAAGAAAAGCTAGGATCAAAAATTACGAACCTTTACAAGTGCGTTCTGATTCTGAATTTAATTTGTTTAAATAAGGAAAGGTAATATGGGTGGATTTGTAAGATCAATAGTAAGAAGAGTTTTTAGAAGACCTGATCCTGTTGTTATTCAACAACCTGTTGTACAAGCACCAGCACAAACACAAACTGCAAAAGCGGTAGATGCCAAAACATCATCAGCTTTAGCGGCAAGTAAAGCTGGAAAATATGGCACAAGTACAATCATGACAGAAGCAAGTGGTGTTGAAGAAGAGGCAAATGTTTCTAAAACAGCTTTAGGTGGTCAAAGTATTAAAAAGAAAAAAAAATACGCATAGTTTATGATTGAAGTCGTTACAAACGACAAATGGCGACAACCTATAGGTAAATACCTAAAAGAAAAATGTTATATATCTGCTGATATAGGAGATGCATTTTCTTACATAGGATTTATAGAAGATGATAAAATATTAGGCGGATTTCTTTTTACAGATTTTGACGGGCATAATATATATGTTCATCTTGCTATAGAAACTCCTAGATTATTTTCAAGAAAACATATAAAATATGTATTTGACTATGGTTTTAACCAATTAAAATGTGGTAGGATGACAGCAGTATGTCGTAATGGCTACGAAAGGAATGAACGCATTTTAAGTGGGACAGGATGGACAAAAGAAGGTATAGTAAGAAAAGTTATGAAAATTAATAATGAATTTGTGGATGCGGCAATATATGGAATGCTAAAACACGAATGTAAATGGATAAAGGAGAAATAATGGGAGGAAAATCTCAACCTCAAATGCCACCACCTGTAGATACAGCAGTACAGGATAAAGCCGCAGAATCTGAAGCTAAACTAGCCGCTGAAAAAGAAAAAGCATTATCACAAAAGAAAAAAGGTATGATGAGTAATATTTTAACTTCTGGTCAAGGTGTAGAAGAAGAAGCAACAGTTGCGACTTCGTTATTAGGTGGAAAAAAGTAATACATGGCATCATTTGAATACATAAAAAAAAGATGTTCTACTTTAGAATCTGAAAGACAAACATGGGAAGATCATTGGCAAGATATATTAGATTATGTTATGCCAAGAAAAGCAGATGTTACTTTTGTAAGATCAAAAGGTGAAAAAAGAACAGAAGTATTATTTGATTCAACAGCTATTACAGCAAATAATTTATTAGCCGCAAGTTTACATGGAACATTAACATCTCCATCATTACCTTGGTTTACTTTAAAATTAAGAGATGAAGAATTAATGGCAGATAGAGATGTACAATTATGGTTAGAAGATTCTGGTAGAAGAATGTATGACACATTTAATGAAACAAATTTTAATACAGAAGTACATGAATTATATTTAGATTTAACATCAATAGGAACAGGTGCATTATTTGTAGAAGAAGCAAATGATGGATTTGAAAAAGGTGCAATTCATTTTAATACATTACATATAGCAGAATATTTTATTTCAGAAAATGTAAATGGAAAAGTAGATACACTTTATAGAAAATATAAATTATCTGCACGACAAGCTATTCAAGAATTTGGTGAAGAAAATGTAGGTGAAAAAATTATTGAAGCCGCAAAAAATAAACCAGATAAACAATTTAATTTTATACACGCAGTAGAACCAACACAAGATTACGAAAGAGCAACAGGAGAAAAATCTACTAAATTACCTTTTCATTCTTGTCATGTTTGTGTTGAAGATAAAATGTTAGTTCGTACAGGTGGTTATAATGAATTTCCATATTTAGTTCCAAGATGGTCTAAAGCAACAGGTGAAATTTTTGGAAGATCACCAAGTTATAATGCATTACCAGATATTAAAACTTTAAACAAAGCAGTTGAAATAGGATTAAAAGCATGGGCTAAAGCTATTGATCCACCATTACTTGTTCAAGATGACGGAGTAATTGGTAGAGTTAGAATGACACCTGCTG